TATGACAAGCAAAGACATGTTTGATAGTGCATTTCCACAAGGTAGACAAATTGGTGGAAATCATTACAAAGACTTTCATATTCAACCATATGAATTTATATCAAAAAATAATCTTTCGTTCTTTCAGGGGAACGTTGTGAAGTACGTTTGCAGATACTTGAACAAAAATGGCATAGAAGATTTAGAGAAAATAATTCATTATTGTGAACTTGAAATAAAAAAGTTAAAAGATATTAAGAGGAATAAATGAAGTATATTTGGGTTTTTTTATTATTAACTAATAGTGAATTATGGAAAGTACCTGTTAAATATGAACTAGGAATGTCTTGCAATGATTCGTTTGAATCAATAGTTACATACACTAAAGATTATGTTATGTGGGGTAATAAAATAATTGCAGCACATTATTGCGAACTTGATAATAAAACACTTTCAAAAGGAGAAAAAAATGAATATAAAGTGCAAAAAGTGCGAACATACAAAAGCAGTAGTAATTGACCTAGGTAAACCTTATTGTGGAGATTGTTATTGTAAAATTTATAAATTAGGAAAATATGATGAGAAGCAAAATATTGAGATTAGCGGACAGAATAACGAATTGGCATTCACGGATTTTTAGTTACGTAGCCAAAAAATCTAAGACAAGTATTACATTTACAATTTTACTTTCTTTTTTAGCTTTATATGAAATCTTTGAACACTTTGTAATACCCGCAGGTTTGATATGGTGGGGATTCTTTAAGTAATGACTCATCAATTAAATTTTATTTATAATGATTCTGATTGGGTTTGTCCTTCAGAGTATCCTGACTTATCTCAAGCTAAAGAAATTGCAATAGACTTAGAAACTAAAGATCCTAACATTAAAACTAAAGGATCAGGTTGGGCTACTTTTGACGGCCATATCGTAGGTTTTGCTGTAGCTGCATTTGATCAACAATGGTATTTTCCAATTGCTCACGATGCAGGTGGTAATATGGATTTAGCTGTGACAACTGCTTGGATGCAAGATGTACTTAAAACTCCTGCAACTAAAATTTTTCATAATGCTTCTTACGATGTAGGTTGGCTTCTAATGAATGGTTTTGAGATTAGAGGAAAAATTGTAGATACAATGATAGCAGCTGCAATAATAAATGAAAACAGATTTAGTTTTAGTTTGAATGCCTGTGCTAAAGATTATTTAGGTGAAATTAAAAACGAAACTTTTTTACAAGAAAAAGCTAAAGAATGGGGTATTGATGCTAAAGGTGATCTTTGGAAATTACCTGCAGGTTATGTTGGTTATTATGCTGAACAAGATGCTGCATTAACTTTAAAGTTGTGGCAAAGATTTAAAACAGAAATTTCTAAACAAAGTTTACATGATGTGTGGGAGTTAGAAATGGAATTACTTCCCATCTTAATTGATTTAAGACGTAAAGGTATTAGAGTTGATGAAGAGAAAGCTTTAATTTTAAAAAAAGATTTTAAAAGTAAAGAGAATAAAGTTTTACATCAAATTAAAAAAGAAACTACTCTTGATGTAGATATTTGGGCTGCACGAAGTGTATCTCAAGTGTTTGACAGAATAGGTATTGACTACCCACGGACACCGAAAACCGGAGAACCAAGCTTTACACAAAATTGGTTAGTTAACTGTGAACACCCTGTAGCACAATTAATAAGAGAAGCTAGAGAGATAAATAAATTTCATTCAACATTTATTGATTCAATTTTAAGGTTTACTCACAAAGGAAGAATACATTCTGAGATTAATCAATTGAGGTCTGACCAAGGAGGAACTGTATCAGGAAGACTATCTTACTCTACACCTAACTTGCAGCAGATACCTGCCAAGAATAAAGAGTTTGGAGATAAAATTAGAAGTTTATTTTTACCTGAAGAAGGTAGACAATGGGGTTCATTTGACTATTCACAACAAGAACCTAGATTAGTTGCGCATTACGCAGCCTCTGTAGATAATGAATTTACTGGTGTAGATGAATTTATACAAGCTTATCAAAATGAATCTGCCGATTTTCACCAATTGGTTGCAGATATGGCAGGTATATCTAGAACACAAGCTAAAACAATCAACTTAGGATTGTTTTATGGTATGGGTAAAAACAAATTAGCCAAGGAATTAGGCATAGATAAAGACTCAGCAGAGCAATTATTGAGAAAATATGGTGACAGAGTACCATTTGTTAAGAAATTAGCTACTGAGGTATCTAATAGTGCTTCAAAATATGGGTTTATTCGAACAATAAGGGGTCGTAAATGCCGATTTGATATGTGGGAGCCTGCTACCTTTGGAATGAATAAGGCGATGGATTATGAGGCTGCTAAAGCCCATTATGGCAATAATATTAGAAGAGCCTTTACTTACAAGGCTTTAAATAGACTAATTCAAGGATCTGCAGCTGATCAAACAAAACAAGCTATGATAAACTGTTATAAAGCTGGATTTATACCATTATTGCAAATTCATGACGAATTATGTTTTTCAATTAATGAAGAATCGGATATAAAATCTATTAAGGAGATAATGGAAAATGCTATCGAAAACCTTAAAGTACCATTTAAAGTCGATGTCGCACTCGGAAGATCGTGGGGAGAAGCGAAAGAATAAAGATTGCTATACTTGTAACAATACAAAAATTATTATTAGTATCTTTAGAAAATATCCTTGCCCTGATTGCGTTAACTCGCCTGAAAATTTAAGATCAGCAGGAGTAATTTAAAAATACCTCACTGAAGTATTAAAAGAAATTATTACTTTGTGTTTAGAACTTAAATTTATTGGAGATCTATGTAAGTAAAAAGAAGGCATAGATAATATCTTACCTTCTGCTAAGTCTAACAATATTTTTTCATCAACATACTTAACTTCTGTTTTAAATTCTTGATTAGGTAATTCTAAAAAATAAATATTAGTGTAATGACAATTACCGTGTACATGCCAATCGTGAAAATCATTTTGATTATAAATCTGAAACCATAAGTTAGTTAAATCTAAAAAAGGCATTTTAATTGCATCTAAAAATTTAAATTTAAATCCAGGAAAAACCTGAGACATAAAATAATTTTGATACTCTCTTGGAAATGTGTTTGGTAAATTGTAATCAGTTAGAACACCATTATATTTATTAGGTGGAATTTTATTAATTAAATCGATGATATGTTTTTTATGTGTAAGATGATTTGGAACATCATAAATAAAACAATTATTTAATTTTAACATCACTAACCCTATTTTGTTTATCTCTATTTCTATTTGTCCATCTTAAATCTAATTCAATTACTTCATCATTACCAAAACATATTTTTATTAAATGTCCCTGCGGGGAATCGTAAACCCAATATTTGTGATAGTCTTTAATTATTATTTTTTCATTTGTTTTTTTATTTTTAATTTTAGGTCGGAATGAAGGGTCGTCTTGCATCCAGGCAATTTCTGCTGCTATTTCTTCTGCTTCCTTATGGGACATAGGTAGCTTGTATAATAATTACACTTTTTAATCAAACACTAGCTTACTAGCTAGCTATATCATATAAGCCCAATTTAGCATCCTCAACACTTAACTCGTTGATTTTTGTTTTGAGCTCTTTAATCTTGATATCCATCCACTTCATATCAGTCGTTACTCTCTTTTGGGCTAACGCCTGTTGTGCCCATTGAGACTCGAGTTGAAGTTTTTCCGATATCAACATCGATAGTTGCATTTCTGTCAACCTCCTCGAAGGTTATGAACATTCTGTTTGGATCATAAAATCCACCAGTATCGTTCAGTTTTACTTCTCCTGATTCAACCTTCGAGGAGGAACAATCAAGAGCTGCTGCATCATTTTCACTCTCAAGCATCTCATTAATATATATGCCTTTGTATTTCGCTTGGATGCGATACAGCTTCATAAAATAGTATACAGTAAAATGGTTAGTAAAATCAAGTGTTTGCTATGAGTCAAGCCTTGGGGTCTCATCGGGTAAACAAGTGAATCTTGGATAAAGTAAAAGCTGTTGAACATCTGATTTGGATATACCAGATTCAAATAAAATATCAAAACTTTCTTTCATTCCATTATAAACACAATCATAATGCGAATTAAATTCTTTAGGATAGCTATATTCTTGAGTGGTTGGTATGCCACAAACGCCTGTAATTACTGAACAAATATACACTGTAAGTATCATTTTCATATTGGAAAGTCCTATAATATCCTATCTTATTTAATCCTTGCAATTTTTATTTTAATGTCTATATTAAAATTAATAAATAACTAAGAGGATAACATGAATATAATAAAACTTAAATCCTGCAGCGATACATTTGCTGATTGGATTAAAGAAGTTGATGAAGTCTTGGCACTGACTCCAACTCACACTATTGATGGTCAAGAACTAGAATATGGTGATGGAGCTTTTCAAGATCAAATGCGTAGGCTGCAACAAGTTTCACTCAACTTTGAAGACCTGCCTATCTATCCTATCAATGCACAGATAGCGAAAGATTTAATTTACGATCACATAAAAGGAAAAATAGACGAGAATGATAAATCAATTCTATAAGTTTGTTTTTTTAATTATGTTGCTTGTACTTCCACCAAAGTTATTTTTAATTTTGGTTGGATGGCTGTGCTATGTCATGTTCTATTAACACTAACAAAGGAGGAAAACTCATGACAATTAAACAAATAAAAAACGCTTTTTTTGAAACTAAAGAATATTCTTTATTTAAAAAAGGCAAAGGCAATCGACAAATAAACGATGCCCATGTTGCAAGAATTAAAAAATTAATTGCAGCAAAAGATACTAAGGCTCCAATTTTTGTAAACAAAGATTATGAGATCATTGATGGTCATCATACTTTGCAAGCAAGAAAAGATTTAGGTCTTTCAGTATTCTTTTTAATGGTTGATTCAGACGATCCATTGGATATGGCTAGATTCAATACAGGTAAAAAGAACTGGAACTTAGATAACTTTTTGGATTTCTATTGTTATCGTGGTAAAAACGATTACAAAATTTTAAAATCTAAAATGTTAGAGTATGGAATGCCTGTAGCTGAAACATTAACTTTAATGTTAGGCAAAGCAACTAATACCAAAGAGATGACCGATGCATTTAAACTTGGAGAATTTAAATTAGCATCAGGTGCATTAATCAACTTTGATAGAATTGCTAGTCAAATGTTATTGATTAACAATCACATAGGCACTGAGAAAAAGTTGAAGAGACAATTTATCAGAGCATATTTAATTATGTGCAAACATCCTAAATATGATTTTGCAAGATTTAAATCTGCATTAAAATCTAAAGGTGGTAAATTGCTTGCTGCAACAAGTAGTCACGATTATATTCAAATGTTTGACAAAGTATATAATGGTGGTTTAACTAGGGACAAAAAAATCGATCTAATGAAATTTGCAATGGATCGAGAATTTGAAAGAGAAGAAAGGGAGGCCGCTTAAATGGATATCAATAAGTGGAAATCTTGTGCAGTAGACATCGAATCTTACTGCATAATCCGAGCAATGGGAAAGGAAGGTTTCAGACGACCTGGAAATATGATCGCTAAATTAGTTGACGAAGAAGTCAAGAAAATAGCGAAAAAAGAAGGAAAAACGCCTGAAGCAATGAGAGAGAATTTGCTGAAGCAAGGTAAACAATTGCTTAACAGCAAATAGCTGATCAGCGGAGATAGGCCCGGGAGACTGGGC